GGAGCGCCGCGACGCAGGGCTTGAGGGCGCTGACCAGCCCGCCACGTTCCGCACTTTGGCAAGCACGGAAACGCTCGCCGTGACGGTCGCGGACCGTATCAATTTCGACGGCTTTTATTGGGACATCACGAACGTCTCTCCGCTGGATCGCGATGGCGTTGAGTGGACGGCTATTCGGAGGGCAAGCGCATGAAGGTTCGCGCGCTGAAGCCGCACGGCAACTGCCACGGTGAGACCTTCGAGAAGCACCCCGGCGATGAATACGAGCATCCGGCCCCCAAGGCCGAGTTGACGCTGCGCAACGTGGAGCGCGTGGATGAAGACGACGATCAAGCTACACGGACTGAAGGGCGTCGAGCAAAAGTTGGCGCAGGTAAAGGGCGCAACGGCAAAGAACAAAATGCGAAAGGTGCTGCGCGAAGCAGGCGAGCCGGTCGCAAGAAGGATGCGGTCGCTCGCACCTGAAGATGAAGGCGATCTGCGCGAGAGTATCGACGTAAGCCCGCTTCTCAATCGCTCGCAACGGCGGATGCACCCGAAGGGCTACTTCGCGGATCTTGAAATGCACATCGGCCCTAGCGGCGTGGTGCAAGGTGTCGTGCAGGAGTTCGGCACTTGGTTTCACGGCGCAAGCCCGTTTGCCCGCCCCGCATGGGATGGGATGGAAATGAAGACGCTCGACACCATCGGCGCGCTGGTCTGGGTCGAGGTCGAGAAGAAAGCGAGGCGCTAAGTGGAGGAAGCCCTAGTTGCCCGCCTTCGCGCGGACGCCTCGATTGCGGCACTGGTTGCCACGGTAAACAGCCGCCCAGCGGTTGACTGGATGGAGCGACCGGAAAGCCTGCCCGCTGTGACGTTGCAGGACGTAAGCGCGGGCCGGAATTACGCACACAGCGGGGCTGTCGGGTTGGACAATCCGATGGTGCAGATTGACTGCTGGGCAGAGAGCTATGGCGAGGCCAAAGTTCTTGCGCGGGCGGTTATCGCAGAGATGGAAGGCGCGGCCACTGTGTCGGGTATCGCCTTTGAACACGCATTCCTCGCGGCTTCGCGAGCAATGGACCCCGAAGACCTTGGCGGCGGGATCAAGGTTTTTCGGCAAAGCCTGGACTTCAACGTCCGCTTTAACCCCGCCTGACCTACGAAAAGCCGGAGAATAGATTATGGCCCAAAGTGCATATGGGGCGACTGTTTCCGTGGGCGGGACTGCGCTTGCGGAAGTGACCAGCATTGGCGTTCCTTCGCTGACTGGCGAAGTGATCGACGTATCGACGCACAGCTCGACCGACCGTTGGCGCGAGTTCATCCGTGGGATGCGCGATGCTGGCGAGTTCACCATCACGATGAAATACACCGCTGGCAGCACGACCGACGATGCGTGCATTGCCGCGATCACCTCGGACACGGCTGTCGCGATCGAACTGGTCGCCAAGGCGGCGTCGGGCACCGAAGACCTGACCTTCAACGCCTTCGGCACGTCCTATGACGTGAACGACCTTGAGTTCGACGGCGAACAGACCTGCTCGCTCACGCTCAAGCCGACCGGCGCGGTCACGCAGGCAGCTAGCGCGTAATGAGCAAGCTAGACGGCAAGACGAAGGTGGGGGGTAAAACCCTCACCTTCAACGTCAACACGTTCTGCGATCTCGAAGAGGCTTTCGATGTCGAGGATGTCAACGGCGTCCTGTCGATCATCCAGGGGCTTGAGGAACACCCAAGCCTGAAGGTTATCCGCAAGCTGTTCTGGGTGGCTCTCCAGCAGGAGCATCCCGAGATGAGCGAGCGTGACGCTGGCGCGCTTATCGGCTCGGTCGGCATCGACAAGGCTTCCGAAGCCCTCATGACTGCCGTGGCGCAGGCATTCCCTGCCGATGACGGCGAGAGTGCGGAGGGAAACGCACCGAAGAAGCGGCGTGGGACTGGTCGAAAGTCCTAGGTCGCTGGTGTGCGGCGGGGCAGTCCGCTTCCGATTTCGGGCTGCAAACGCCGCGCACGATCAATGAAGTCCTTTCCGCCCATTGGGAACAGCGGGAATGGCAAAACGAGATAGCGATCACGCAAGCGTGGCTGACTGCCCGCCTGTCGCTGTCCGATCCCAAGAAGTTCCCCGCGCTCGACAAGATGACCGGCAAGCGGCGCTCCCCCAAACGGCAATCGCCGGAAGAAATGCTTGGCGCTGTTCGTGCGCTCAAGAGCATCCTGCAAGGAGATAACGATGGCTAATGCACGCATCGGGGCCTTGCGCGTAGATCTTGGGATGAACACGGCGGCATTCGAGAAGGGGGCTACCCTTGCCGAGCGTCGCCTTGGTAAAATGCAGAAGGGTTTCGCCGCCTTCGGTAAGTCGATTGCCGTAGGTGTGGCGGCGGGCACGGCTGCGATTGCTGGCCTCAATCGCATGGTGGGCGACCTTGCCAACCGTGCGAAGGAGTTGGACAATTCCGCGCAGCTTTCGGGCGAGTCCTTCGAGAGCTTCCAGCGCCTTGCCTACGCCGCGCGCGAGGTGGGTATCGAGCAGGGCAAGCTTGCCGACATCTTCAAGGACACGCGCGAGCGGGTTGGCGAGTTCGTTGTGGGCGGCACTGGCCCGCTTCAGGATGCGTTCGACGCGCTCAACGGCAAGGTCAAGCTGACGATTGACGAGTTGCGCGGACTGTCCGGCAAGGAGGCCCTTCAGCTTATCTATGACCGGATGCAGGAGGCCAAGCTTAGCACTGAGGAAATGTCCTTTGTGCTGGAAAGCCTCGGCTCGGATGCGACCGCGCTAATCCCGCTGTTGAAGGATGGCGGAAAGGCGTTTGGCGAGTTCGGCAAGAACGCAAACGTCATTAGCGAGGATCAGCTAGAGAAGCTTCGCCAGTATGAGCGGGCGCAGCAGAAAATGGCCGATGCGATGGACCGCCTTGTCCTTGCGTTGGTCGATAGCGGCCTGATCGACGGGATGATCGACTTTGCCGACGCATTGAGCGCGGTTTCCATCGGCTTCGCTGGCGTAGAGGATTCTGCCGGTGGCGCTGAGGCGGCGATGCAGGATAACGCTGGCTGGGTGCAGCTCGGGCAGGACATCCGCAAGACTTCGGATTGGCTGTCGCAGCTTGTAACCGACTTCGACAACTTCACGCTAAGCACGGCAAAGGCATCGCGCGAAAATCAGGCGCGTATGAAGGCTTGGTTCGTCGGCATGTGGGAGTCGTTCGACGCCTGGTGGACCCGCCTGAAGGAAGGCGCGGCGGCAATTCCTGAATTGATGCGCCGCATGGTTGACGGGATCTGGGAGCAGATCGTGGGTCGCCTGTCGCGCATGTGGGGGCGCGCAAAAGAGCAGATCACCGAGGTTAAGGGCTACTTCTACGATCTCTACGATGCTGTGGTCGGCAACAGCTACATTCCCGACATGGTTGACGAGATCGGCCAGCACATGCGCCGCCTCGATCAGCAGATGGTGGATCCTGCGCAGAAGGCTACGCAGACCGCAGGCGAAGCGTTCCGCGCGCTTGCTTACGATGTCAGCATGGTCATGGACCGGCTGTTCCCGCAATACGCCCGCCTCAAGGCGATGCAGTCCGACATCGACACGATTGACCGTGGCGAGAAGGAGGGGATGCTTTCAGCGGATGTCGCTAATGAAGCCCGCTTCCGTGCGCGTGGCGGTGGGCGCGAGTTCGACGTCAGCAGCCACCTGCTCAACACCGGGTCGCTGATCGACACGGATGCGCTCAAGGAAAACATCGCGCAGTTCAATAAGCAGCTTGGCATCATGAAGGACGGGGCGGAAACCAAGACCGTCCGCATCGCCAAGAGCTTCAAGGACATGGCGCAGGAAACCATGAACGCGCTTAAGGGCATGGTGGACTCGATCAAGAGCGGCGACTTCCTCGATATTCTTTCCGGCGTCGTCAACATGGTCCTGCAACTCGGCAGCGCGGGGCTGTTTGGCCAGAAGTTCGCAACGGGGCTTAACACCACCTTCGACGGTGCGCGTGCGATGGGTGGGCCTGTCTCGGCAGGCAAGACCTATCTTGTGGGCGAAAAGGGGCCGGAGCTGTTCTCGCCGGGTTCGTCGGGCAGCATCATTCCCAATCACGAATTGGGTGGGGGTAGCATCGCGCAGATTGTGCCCTCGCCCTACTTCGATGTGGTGGTTGACGGGCGCATTGTTCGGGCGGCTCCCGCTATCGTGGGGGCGTCTGCCGGGGCCGGTGTTGCGCGAATGCAGCGCATGGAAGACCGGAGGCTTGCATGATCGACCTGCCAACCTCCCCGCGCCCCTCGTCGGTAACGTGGCGTCCGGTTGACTTCGGCGGGACGCTTGCCGGGGGACTTGGCGGCACGGCGCAGCGGGTCAATCGCTTGGGCAACCGCTGGGCGCTTGAGGTGACCCTGCCCCCCATGACCCGCGAGCAGGCACAGGAGTGGTCTGCGGCGCTGGTCAAGGGGATGCGCGAGGGCGTGCGCTATGCCTTCATGCAGCCGGGGTTCAAGTCGATGCCCGAGGGCACTCCGCTGGTGGATGGCGAATCGCAGACCGGCGATGAATTGGCGTGCGACGGGTTCACCGAGGGCTTTACCGCGAAGGTGGGGCAGTTCTTTTCCATCGTGGTCGGCAGCAGGCGCTATCTGCACATGGTTTCGGCAACCACTCGCAGTTCCAGCAGCGCCTTTGCCGCGCTACCCATCGAGCCGCCCTTGCGTGTCTCGCCTGCCGACAATGACGTTCTCGAGTTCGCCCTGCCGAAGATCGAAGGCTTGCTTGCGGACGTTCCGGCTTGGGGCATCGACGTTGACCACATTACGCGCGGCTTCTCTTTTTCGATTGAGGAAACCCGATGAGCGCGACCGATGTTGCGATCACCCTCGCCTGTTTCCTGAAGTTTGAGGCACCGGACGGGAATGTCCTGCTGTCCGATGGCGGGATGCTGGAATACGATAGCGAGGAATACACCGCCTATGACGATGTGTTCGGTTCGGTTTACGAGCCGGAGGCTATCGAGGCTGCGTTTGGCGATCTGGCGGAAGACAGCACGCTAATCCTTGCGCCCAATCCCGATGCAACGCTGACGGACTGGTATCGCACGGATCTTGAGAATTGCCGCGTGCGCGTGTGGATGGGTGAAGTCGATAGCGACGGCTACACCGTCAGCACCGCCGAGCAGCTAGGCGATTACACGGTCGATACGATTGAGCGCAGGCAATCAGCATCGGGCCAAGACTTGCTTGTGCTGGGCCTGATCGCGCGGACGGAAAAGCTGTTCCTCAAGCGCGAGGGCAACGTCTGCTCGGAGCGATTTCACAAGACCGTGTTCTCTGGCGAGGATGGCTTCAACAACTGCACCGATCTTCGCGGCTATGTCGCTTGGGGCACGGAAAGCCCGCGCGCTGCTGGGGCCGGTGGTGGCGGCGGCTTCGGCGGCATAGATCGCGGCATTGCACCGAGGTTTAGAGCATGAACCTGGCTGAGCGCGCATTTGCAACCGAAACGGTGTTGCAGAGGTATCGGGACAAGGCTTTCGATTGGGAAACTGCCCACTGCATCCGTTTGGCGCACGCGCAGGCAAAGGCGATGGGGCACAAGGTTCCGAAGCTGCCGAAGTTCAAGAGCGCAATAGCGGCCAAGAAGGCGCTGAAGCGCGAAGGCGTGGAGACGGTTACGGAATTGCTCGACAAGCACTTCCTGCGCCACACGGCCCCCGCCTTCATGCTGGTGGGTGATCTATGTGTCCTTGAAGGCGAGGACGGTTTCGATGCCGTGTGTATTGCAGACGGTCAGGGAAGCCTGTTCGGGTGGCATGACGACAAGCCCGACGGGCTGGCGGTTATCAAGTTTGCGCAGGCCGACATCAAGGCGGCATGGCGGCTCTAGGCGCAATTCCGAATAGCTTTAGGTGTGCCGCCTCCGGTCAATCCGGTTGAGCGCCCCTCTGCAATTGAGCCAGCGCCGCTAGGGCGGAAGTCCCAGCGATAGCGCGGGTAATCGTGGATCGAGATAAGTATCCAGTAGTGGTCGCCGCTGGATCGCAATGAAACATCGCCGCTGAAGTGTTCGGCGGCACAGGTCGCAAAGTCGGCACTGCTCTTTTCGCTAGTTACCGTCCGCTCGACGTTTGTCTTCGCCAGTCCTGCGGGGGTGGTGGCGCATCCGCCGAGAAGAATAGCCGACAAGAGAATTGCTCGCATTCATATCGTTTAGCACGGGAGAGCCAAATTGAGCAAGGTTCTTCGCACTGTAGGCCAAGTGGCGGGCGTAGTCGCTGGCGCGGC